ATACTTCCTCTTAAACGTGGGCGTTCTGGTAATTTAGGTGTTGAAGCATCTGGTAGTTCGAATAATATAGTTGTAAATGTAGATGCTTCTGGTTCTAGTGTTGAGGCTAATGCATCAGAGGGCAGAGCTTTAGGTCTTGCATTATCATCTGCAATACAAACTGAATTAATAAAACAAAAAAGACCAGGAGGTTTACTCGCATAATGGCTACTTTTCCAGCTACACCTGTTGCATCATTTCCAGTAAGTAAAGAACAACAGCCAAAAACTAAAATAATACGTTTTGCTGATGGATATGAACACAGAATAATTTTTGGACTAGCTAGTAATCAAAATCCAAAGGTATATAATCTTATATGGAAAAATATAACCTTAACAGAATCTGCAACTTTTATAAATTTTTTAAATGATAGGGCTGCTGATAATGAAAGTTTTGACTATACACCACCTGGTGAGTCAAGTTCTTATAAATTTGTTGCAGAGCCTGGCTATAACGAAAGTATAGAATATGCAGATAGAGCTACAGTTACAGCTACTTTTAGGCAAGTATTTGAACCATGAGTAATTTACCACTTATAACTGATTATCAAAAAATAAATCCATCAGAAATTATAGAGCTTTTTGCTATAACTTTAAATACAAGTTTGCATGGTTCTAATGCTACATATAGATTTCATAATGGCACAAATGGAATTAGTAATGGAAATATAATATGGGCGGGTAATACATATATAAAAATGCCTATAACAGCAGAAGGTTTTGCATTTAAAAGAGGACAGTTACCACGCCCTACATTAAGTATTAGTAATGGACTTGGTACGATTACAGCTATCTTATTAAATGTAAATTCTATTACACCAGGTAATGATCTTACTGGAGCTACTCTTAAAAGAATAAGAACATCAATACGTTATTTAGATTCTATAAATTTTCCAGGCAATACAAATCCATATGGCACACCTGATTCAACAGCAGAAGATTTAGAAATATATAGCATTGATAGAAAATCTGCAGAAAATAGAGAAGTTGTTGAATTTGAGTTAGCTGCGGTAATTGATTTAGCTGGAGTAAGAGCGCCTAACAGACAATGTACTAGAACAGAGTTTCCTTCCATTGGTACTTTTATTGCATGACTTGGAAATATAAAGCATTACTTCATGCTCAAAGAGAAGATCCTAAAGAATCTTGTGGGCTTTTACTTAATATTAGAGGTAAAGAAACATATTTTCCTTGTCGTAATCTTTCAATGACAAATCATCAATGTTTTATTATTGATCCAGAAGATTATGTAAAAGCAGATAATACAGGAGATATAACAGCCGTTGTTCACAGTCATCCTGTAACACCACCTACACCTAGTCAAGCAGATAAAATTAGTTGCGAGCAAAGTAATTTACCTTGGCATATTGTTAATCCAAAAACAGAACAATGGGGATATTGTGAGCCTTGTGGTTATAAACCACCTTTATTGGGTAGACCTTGGGTATGGGGTGTTACTGATTGTTGGAGTTTAGTAAGAGATTGGTATAAAGAAGAAAAAAATATTGAACTAAAAGATTGGGATAGACCTACAACACCAGAGGAGTTTATTCTTAACCCTTTGTTTGAAAGCTGTGCTTGGAGAACTGGTTTTAGAGAATTAGAACAAGATGAGAAGCTTATAAATGGTGATGCACTATTAATGTCTATTGGATCTACTGGTTTAAATCACGTAGCTATTTTTTTAGATGGAGATGTTTTACATCATTTAACCGATAGACTATCTTGTAGAGAGCCTTATTCTCAATGGTTATTAAAATGTACAGGAGGGAGGTATCGTTATGTTGCGTAAGCTAAAATTATATGGTGAGCTTGCAAAGTTTGTAGGTCATAAAGAATTTGAAATTCAAGTGGATAGTCTTGCGAAAGCAGTTAGTTTTCTTGTTAATAATTTTCCGCAAGTAGAAAAATATATGAATCCTAAATATTATCAGGTAAAAGTTGGTAATTACGCTGTAAATGAAGAAGAGATACACCACCCAATAGGACAAGAAGATATACATATCGTTCCTGTTATTAGTGGTGCTGGTGGTGGTTTAGGAAAAACTTTACTTGGTGCTGCTTTAATTGCAGGTGCGTTTTTTATGCCAGTTGCAGCAGGTGGTGCAAGTTTAATGAAAGGTTTAACCGTAGCTGGTGAGTTTGCAAAAGTTGGTATGTTAACAAAAGCAATGGCAGGTGTTGGTGTAATGCTAACTATAAGTGGTGTTTCTGAAATGCTTTTTCCATTACCAAAACCTCAAGAGTTTAAATCAGAGCAAGATCCACAGCTATCATTTAGTTTTTCTGGAACTCAAAACACATCACGTGCTGGTACTCCTGTCCCAATAGTTTATGGAGAAATCGTGACTGGCTCAGTCGTAATCAGTGGTGCTGTTGATACACAACAGGTACAAGCATGACAAAATCTAAAGTTATTAGAGGATCAGGTGCGCCTTCTCCTCCAACTCCACCCCAACCAACTAGAGCGCCTGATACTTTACATAGTAGACAGTTTGCTACTTTTCTTGATCTTATCTCTGAAGGAGAAATTGAAGGTTTTGCTTCTGCATCAAAAGAAGGCAGAACGCAGGGAACTGCTGCATATAATAATGCTGCATTGAAAGATGTATTTCTTAACGATACTCCTGTTCTAAAAGCAACTGCTGATTCTACTAATCCAGTTACAACTGATTTTAATTTTCAAGATGTTACTTTTAATCCTAGATTTGGAACATCAGGTCAGACAAAAGTTGAAGGTATTGAAAGTAGTTCTTCTGTTACAGCAGTAGGTATTACTGTTACTCAATCCTCTCCTGTTACAAGACAGATAACAAATTCTGACGTTGACGCTGCAAATATTACAATTACATTTCCACAATTACAAAAAGCTACAGATAAAGGTGATTTATTAGGTAGTTCTGTACAACTAAAAATATCAGTACAATATAATTCTGGTGGATTTACTGATGTCATTAATGACACTATTACAGGTCGAAGTGCTGATGCGTACCAAAGAGACTATAGAGTAAATCTTACAGGTGCTTTTCCTGTTGATATAAGAGTTACAAGAGTAACAGCAGATAGCTCAGATTCAAGTCTTATAGATGCTTTTACATGGACAAGTTTAGGTGAAATTATTGATGATGCTTCAACTTATGCTAACAGTGCTTATGCTTCTCTCAGATTGGACTCTATGCAGTTTCAATCCATTCCAACAAGAAAGTATCGTATTAGAGGAATAAAAGTAAGGATTCCAGGTGCTGGTGCAAATAGTTCTGGAACTCCAACTGTTGATGCTAATACTGGTCGAATTATTTATCCAGATGGATATATTTTTAATGGAGTTATGGGTGCTGCACAATGGACTTCGTGTCCAAGCATGGTGCTTTTAGACTTACTTTTAGACACTCGCTATGGATTTGGCAATCATATAACAGAAAGTTCTCTAGATTTATTTTCTTTTGTTACTGCAAGTAAGTTTGCAAATACATTAGTATCAGATGGTTTAGGTGGTCAAGAAGCTAGATTTAGTTGCAACGTAAACATTCAATCATCAAGTGAGGCGTTTGATCTGATAAATGAACTAGCAGGCGTTATGAGATGTATGCCGATATGGTCTGCTGGCACGATACAACTTGCACAAGATAGTCCAAAAGATGCAAGCTATTTATTTAATTTATCAAATGTAACTGAAGAAGGTTTTAACTACTCAGGAAGTGGTTTAAAAACAAGACACACTGTTATTTCTGTTTCTTATTTCAATATGGATAGTAGAGAAATAGATTATGAGGTTTATGAGGACACTGCTTCAATAGCCAAGCTAGGAGTAATTATTAAGCAAGTGAAAGGATTTGCGTGTACCAGCCGTGGTCAAGCTCGAAGATTGGCAAAGGCAATTCTTTTCGCTGAACAAAGAGAAAGTGAGGTCTGCACATTTGCAACTTCTATAGATTCTGGAATTGTTGTAAGACCTGGTGCAGTAATAGATATATCTGATCCTGTTCGTTCTGGTGTTAGAAGAGGTGGTAGAGTTTCTGCTGCAACAACGACCCAGATAACTGTAGATGATACTGCTTCAACAGATTTACCTACATCAAACAACCCAACATTAAGTGTAGTTTTACCAGATGGAACAGTAGAAACAAAAACTGTTCAATCTATATCTGGTGCTGTAATTACAGTTTCTTCTGCTTATTCGCAGACACCTAATGTAAATACTGTTTGGCTTTTACAAAATGATACTGTAGAAGCACAAAAATTTAGAGTTATTTCTGTTGAAGAATCGGATGGGATAAATTATGCAATAACTGCATTGTCTTATATAAATGCTAAATATGCTTTTATCGAGGATGGTGCGAGTTTACCAACAAGAACAGTATCAATATTAAACCTGCCAAAAGATCCACCATCTGCACTACAGGCTGAAGAAAAAATTGTTGTTATCAATAACCAAGCTGTATCTAAGTTAATTCTTAGTTGGCAACCTATTGTCGGTGTTACGCAGTATCAGGTTAACTATAGATTTAATAATGGAAACTTTGTATCACAGACAGTATCTTCTCCTGATTTTGAGATATTT